TGCTTGTGATAGTGCAAACGTCAGTGTACTTCCGTCGCCTGTGAAGGTGTTGGTGTGTACTGTGTCTGCGTAAGGGATGGTTTGAGTACCAGACGCATCTACCACTTCCGTGCCTGATCCATGCTCCTTAATTCCTGTTCCAAGTGTTCCACGTCTTAGTTGTCCCAACGTGTTACCTGATAATGTGAAGTATTCTATTCTCTCTTTGTCTATGAACACAACTCCCGGAACGTTGGCAGATGCGTTTGGTGTTGGTAAAACACTTGCATCCTCGACTGTTATGGTCTGCGTCCCTTCTGTCATGTCTATTGATAGTTTTGTTGTTGCAGTTTTAGAGATACGTTTGTAGAACGTCCTGTTCATCATGTCTTTGAATATCCTGAATCCTGTGGCGCTGACCGCTGAATCAACTGCGAAGTACATAACGTCAAGCCTGTCTGATGATGTTATTGTTCTTCCTCTCACTGTGATGGTGTTTTGGTTGACTATTCCTCGATCACTTATAGTGTAATCACTGCCCTGTAAGAGTTGCACACCGTTCAGCCACACATAAGTGTAACCTGCATTCAAAGTGTCAAATCTCAATTTGAAAACACCTGATGATCTTCCTTCAAGGACTTCTCTCCTCTGTTTCATACCAAGAGCGTTGTTGAATGTTGTAACAGACAGAACGTCATTGGTGTTAAGACTGTACGGTGATGTAATTGCACTCGGCACTAGCACTAGGTCTGCGTCAGTTCCACCGTCAAGGAAGTACTGATTATCCACCAATGTGGAAATACAAACCACATCTGTTGCTGTGGGGACAGATGCAGTTTTAAATTCTACGTTTTGATTTCCTATGTCCACTGTGTAGTCTGTGTTGAGATTTTTCTGGACACCATTCACGAACACTTCCACTTGTGACGCTGATGAAATGGTTTTGGCAGGATCAACTGTTGAATCATCTTCCAATCCTGAAACCACACCATATGTGTAAGTGCTTCCGTCTCCTACATAGTATGTGTTATCTGGTCCTCGCAACACCCTGCCATTCAATTCAACAATGGTCAGTCCAGAGAATGGACCTATCGCACCAGGTGGGAAAGTTAAATCATACCTGTTCGTTGAACCATCATATGTTATTGCTTCATTCCTGACACTTGCAAAACTTCTAGTGCTCGTCGTTGATTTGTTGAATCCCGCAATCTGGATAAATGTGCCTGAAGACGGTGCAGTGTTGAATGTCACCGTTATCGTGTTTGCAGAAGTGGATGTTGTGAATGCAGTTGTAGGCACGCCATCCACTGTCACGTAAATGTCGGATGTGGATGAATCTAGATTGAATTCTCCTCGGGTTGATGTCAGGTAAGCGGTTGTGGAACCATCCCCTGTGAATGTATTCAACACTCTGTAGTTCTCCCCAGATATCGCAAAAACTTTGGTAGATATTTCGGTGTAGTTAGCGGGTGCAGTATCAAATGTAATTGTTTTATTTCCAACATCGATCGTGTAATCTGACACTGTTGAATCTAATGCACTGCCTTTCTGTACAACACCATCAACTGCCACAGTCACTGATCCCAGTGTGCCTGGGAAGTCACCAATGCTGAACACTGTTGTGACACCATCACCTCTGTAATTCCTGTCTGATATGAAAGGCACACCAGACTCCGGTGAAGTGTAAACTTTGATGTCTACCGTGTCGAATATCTGTCCTGGAACAGTTTCCTCGGGTGCGTAACTTGTGTCAGGAGAAACGAAATCGTCTCCCTCTAATATGATATCACTTGGTGCTTTTCCCAAGGCTGAAGTAAACAGGCCTCCTTTGACTATGGAATCTAATGTCCTGTCATCAACTGGTGTCAGTACTCCGTCGTCATCAAAAGGTATAAATTCAACCAATGCATTCTGTTCTGCAGTCTCACTTATAGTAAATGACACAGTTGAGCCATCACCTCTGATCACGTCTGGCAGTTTTTTCCTTGTGCTGTCGTCCTGTGTAACATACACCTGAAACACCTCACTACTTGCAGGTGCAGTCGCAAATGTGTATGCCGCCGTAGAGCCATCTGCTCTGAAAGCCTTAACTCTTGAATCTCCGTAGTTGTCCCATGGGAAATTATACCAACCCTCGTTGTCCCAACCGGCTTCTTGCGAGAACAGTAGACCTGTCACCATAGTACCACCGTAGTCAACCCCGGTCATGACTTGATCTAGTTCATTGCCTGGCATTCCAGATCCTGGAGTGTAGAAACCTTTTGTCCTGTCGGCCGCTGTGAGCCCTGTCTCGTTGCCGTACACCTTGTACACGCTTCCTATGTTGTCATCAAAGTCTGTGCTTGCCGTGAATGCGTTTGTGACTTTGTACAGTTGATTGTTGTATCTCAATAAGTCGTTGTAAGCGTATGCCGTGGATGCTGTCCAATCTACAACCCTGGATATGCTTGACACCCTGTCAAATTTAATTGTTGTGTCAAAGTCCCTGACAAGATCATTGTTCAAGTTTGCGTAGGCCTTGGCCGGGTCCGTTACTGTTGTACCGTCTGTCTTTCCACCAGATAGAACAATGGTCGGTGTTGTGGTGTAATTTGCGCCAATACCTGTCACTGTGATTTTAGTGACTGCCCCACTTTGTATCGTTGCTGTTGCAGTGGCCCCCGTGGTTGTTGGCGTCACATACATCTTGAACACAGTGGACTTAACATCTGTTGATTCGATTGTTGAAGCAGTTGGTCCGTAGAATGTGCCTGGCAATCCATCGAACGTGTACTTTTTGGTAGTACCCGAACCCGAATTCTGTGTGTCATGGATCTCTGCCTGTTTTTCACTGGTGAACAACGGATAGTAGTATCCGAACTGTCCACTGGTTGCACCGCTTGAACTAGTCGCCTGTACTTGGAATGGTCCCGTTGATCCCACTGTGCCGCCCAGTATGGTCACAGTTGGTGCAACTTGATAACCTGATCCACCTGACGTCACTGTGATAGACTGCACATACTTCTTATGATAGTCGTACCACATCTGGTGTGGGTATTCTGTCAACTTGTCTGAGTCTCCCTCGACGTCTATGCCTCTTATCTTGCCTGTTATTACATCATAGAAAGGTGGGTTGTCGAAATCGGTGTATACGCCGTCCTGTGTCTCAGTCTTGTCGTAACTGAGTTTGTACTCTCGTAATTTTGTGTGGAACGGTTTGACCTCATTGATGTAACTCTCTATCCAGGAATCTGTCCCAGTGGTGTATGCCTTTCTTTGGTCCAATTGTCTCACACTGTTCTTCGCGTTGATGAATGATGTCTTGAACATCCAGTCCACGTATGTCTGCTCGGAAAGTACTTTTCTCAATCCTGTGAAGAACAGAGTGTTGTATTCTACTGCTAGATCATTAATAAACAAGTCATCTCTCAATGCAGTCAATATCCTCCTGGACTCTTCATTTGGTTCTTGGTCAAAGAAGTTTTCATCAAATATGTCCTGTCCTGCGAATCCGAATGCGTCCTGTGAGTAGTCATAGAGGCGGGTGCTCAATCTAATCGTGCCGTTCTCTGTGCCGACGTTTTTGAAGCCTTCTGCTGTCTGCATGAAGAGTTTCCATCCGCCAGTGTCTGCGTTTGTCACTTTGACGTGTTTGCCTATCGCTAGATCTAAAGTGTCTAATTCGTATTGGAACTTGACCTGTTTGTCAATTGGCGTGTTTTCACTATGGACCATTTCGTGTATTGCTGGGTCAGTGCCATACCAGTCGGTGTAACTCCAGTAGTTTGCGGTATTGTATTTTTGTAGTTTAGTCCTAGACCATTCTGTGCCGTCCCAGTTGTATATTGCCCAGTAGTTGTTTGCAGTCTCGTCGGCTTTGACCAAATAATTCACTGTGCCTGATAAGTCTACTGTGTTTACGTATGTCAGCTCAGAGTATGTGTCAACAGAAGCGTCCCATTCAAGACTCTGTGCTGTTGGTTCTGGATCTGCAGAATCCAAATTGGTCAGATTTATTTGACCTACCAATTGATTTTTCTTCAACACCGTGTTGGCGTAGTCTATGATTTCTTTGAATGCCTCGTTCCTGTTGATGTACCAACTCTGCCTTGGCCTTGAGTTGTTACCATACCTCTCATTGGCAGGGAGATCCGGATCTGGCACAAGATCCCCTGTTAAATTTTTACCTATCAAAGAGTCCCACCAACGTGTCTCTATCTGTGATCCTGGTCTGAAGTCCTTGTCACCTTCTCTGACCAACTTCCAGACGCTGTGTGCGTCTCCATCGAACGAATTCGACCTGTAATCCATGTTCAGGACTATTGAGTCTCCCGCTAAGCCTTTGATCTTGTTGAGTATAAACTTGTTTGTATCTGTTACAGAATAGTATCCGATGTCGAATCCACCCGGATTTGTAATTAGGTTGGCAACATATGCCACGGTGTTTTTCCTTTCAACTACGCTGTTCGCAGGTATGTTGGTCTTGCCCTTGACCCAGTAGTAATAATAATTTACAAGGCTATCCAGGTTTGAATCATACTTCTGTGTAACCGTGTACTGTGAATCATCTCCGTAAAGCGCCGTGCCTGACAACACCTGTGTGGCCAGTTCACTCCTTAGGTTCCATTCGCTAGGTAAAATCCTTGATTCTACCCACTCGTAGATGTCTATGCTAGAACCTGGGAAAGTCTTTCCCCAGTGGTTAAATTTGTATTCCTGTGTGTCTTGCTCGTACCACAACCATTTGACTGTTGAAAGATCCCACCACACCTCGCCCACATGATTCTCAGCCCATGGTGTGCTTGTGTTTGCATTATCGCCCACGTTGTAGGTAGCAGGATCCCATGCGGTTTTGATGTTGATCTCTCGGTCTGCCACACCAAGTATTCTGCCCTTGACAGGATCATAAAGATCGTAATAACCTCTTATCTGTTTGCTCCCTACGTCAAAATCAAAAACTTTTCCCAATTTTTCTGTGTCGATGAACGGTGTCTCTGTCACAATGTTGTTCCAAGCGTACTTGCCGATCTCTGTGAGATCGTAGCATGAAACGGTACCATCATTCACTATCTTTGTGCTTCCGTCACCGCCAGTGTTGCCGTCGTCCTTCGGTGCACCAACGAAAACCGAATTGTCAATGATGCAGACGCCCCGGCCGAAGTCATCACTCTCTGACATGTTCTCAGACGTCAGTCTGTCATCAATTATGTATTTGGTGTTGTACATCGTGGCCGTGAATGCCCCTCCCGATTGAGTGTTTGGATCCACTATGTTGGTATCCTGCAGGTCGAATGTTGTCTCTCCTGAATCGAATTTCATTTCTCTTGAACTTGCAAAATTTTCCGCTCCTATCACAAGCCGCGTTCCGTCGTCGTTGATGTCTAAACTTGTACCGAACTTCATGTTCGCATGCGAACTTGGTGCACTAATTGTTTGCTGTAAAGTGTAGGTATTTGTAGAGCCGTCTGCATTCCATTTGTAATAGTAGATGGCGCCCGAATCAGGATTTGCTGTTCCGTCAAGTCCTGGTGCACCGATCACCAGCGTGGTTCCGTCCTTGCTCATTGTCATGGAATCACCAAAAGCGGTATTCAGTGATGAACCGTCACTGGCCACTCCTGTTAAGGTCTGTGCCAGTGCAAAGGAATTAAGTGTACTGCCGTCATTGGTCTGTGAGGTCTTTATGAATATCTCCACTTTGCCTGCGTTGCCAGGTGCCAGTGAGCTCACTGCCAGTATGTCACCGTTATCGTTTGCTTCAACTCTGTGTCCGAACCTTTGTCCTCTGCCACCATCTGGTGCCTCTATCGCTGTTTCAGACGTCCATGTGTCATACGTGGATCCGTCGGCACCGACTCCCCAAGTGTACATGTACACTCTACCTGTATCCGTGGCATGTCCCGGCGCAGAAACGAACAGGTACTTGTCCGGTGTTGCCCTCGTTGATGCAACGCCAGGTTCAGAAATTTTATGTGCCCAACCAAAGTTTAGGTCCACGTTCGAACTTGAACCATCGGTAGGTGCTGAAATTGTGTTAGACAAACTGTATTGGAATGAAACAGGATTCCACAAGTAGATCTTTAGCAGTCCAGAATCAATGAATCTGGTGCTACCGTCGGGGCCGATCGCATTGGCAAATGGCGCACCTGCCACAACATAATTATCGTCTGTGCTCATGGACAGTGATTCACCTAGCCTGCTGGTGTTGTCGTTGTTGTCCGTCATGGTCACTGTGGCTTGTGCATTGAAATCATTCCCAGGTGTGGACTCTGATCTGAATAAGAAGTGTATCTCACCTTGTCCCTTGCCTGGTGCGGATGCTATCACAGTCCTACCGTCATTACGTGCCACGATCCTGTGTCCAAACTCTTGTTCCGCGGTGAAATTGTCTGGTGACAGTGTTAGTTTTGTGGAATAAGGATCTTGCTTCTCGTACACACTCCATGATCCCGAACCGTTGTTGTCCGCATACACCTTGTCTCCCGGTTGTTCGATTGATTCATTTTTGTCTACGTAATCATCATAGTTCAACGAATCATTTACATTGTCCATTGACGGCAATCTCACAGACACGAACCTGTATATGTTGCCATAACTGTCCGCGGTGGATCCGTCCTCCAGTTCTGGAATAAATGCCACGTTGCCTATGAAGTCAATTATCACCGTTTTGTGATCTGGGGTTGATGCAACCTGGTAGACACCATTCAGCGATTCTTCTTCACTGTTTGATATGCCAAAGTAATCGGCCTCGGCTGTCGTGGCGCCTGCAGATAGCAAATGTGATCCCGTAAACGTTATCTCTACCTGTGTCGCATTGTTGATCAGGTTCAATGTTGCTATCTTGACCCCTGCGTTCGATATCCTGAACACGTCCCAATCGAAATTACTCTTGTTCGCTATCCATACAAGGTCATTGGGAGTGATCTGGTTCATATCGAGGTTGTTCAGGTCCGCTATTTTAAAAGCAGTGTGTTGCACCTGTGTCAGTTGCGGATATCCCGCTGTCTTGAAAATCTGCACTGTGTCACTAGTGACTCCTTGTTGGCTGTAGTCGTGTCTTTTAAACGTGCTTGAAGCGTCATACTCCACAGGCTTGTAATAAAAATCAGACTTGACTACACCATATGATCGTTGATACTCTTTGGAATCAGACGTAAGGTCTAATAATTCAATGCTCTGTGGATCAGCATTGATCTCACTGTCTTTCAATGTTATTTGTACATTTTCAATTGAATCTGTGTTACCAAATCTACCAGTCCTTATCATCCATTCTGGATACAGGTCCAGCGAAATGTCCTCTCCCTCGTACTTGGCTTTAAGTATTTTGTCTATAGCGTTCTGAGTGCCCTTCTCCCTGATATATCCTTGATAGAATTTGTACTGTGACACATCATTGACAAATAGGTTTTCCAAGTAATCTCTACTCTGGTATCCAGTGAGCCTCTGGGCTAACTTCTGTTGTGATTCGTCAAAATTGTTTGTCTCAAGATTGTAAAAGTCATTGAACTGTGAGATCTTGTAGTCGAAGTTTGGTATCAGTTGTGGTGCCGGCTTGTTGCCTTTCAGTGTCCAGTTGGCCGTATCAAACTTCGATCCCGAATTGTGATTAGTTTTTGCCACATAGAACTTGCCTTGGTATTCAATGCTGTTGCCTATCATGTAGTCTGTGTTTGCTGTCCAGTATGTCACTTGGGCGGCATCAAAAACGAATCCAGGTGCGTAGTAGTCGCCAGTCCATCCGGCAGTCTTCCACCCAACTACTTTCAGCCTCTGTTGCCTGAATCCTGTGAATGGATCATATATTTTGTCTGCGAATGCTGTGCTGTTGTCAAACAACAAGATGTGTTCCTTCTGCACAGTGTTGAGTGCGATATTGTAAAGTCCTACTGTGTCAGACTTCACGGAGAGTTCAAACGTTTTTCCCATACGCTTGGTGGAGATGTCACTTACATCTATCTTACGACCTCCGGCATCCAACAACGAGTAGTCGCCTGCGAGATTACGCAGTTTGCCTACTATGCTGTTGTTTGTGTCCAACTCGAAACCGTCTGCGGCGGGTGACACTGTTATGGCACTACCTGGTTGCCACTCCTGTGTCGTCCAGAATAAAAATTCTCTTACTGCATTTCGCCAATTCAGCGTTTCTTTCAATTCGTTTGAAAACTTGTCAAATCTGAATCCTTGTTTGTTCAAGTAGTGTCCATATCCTCCCAGGAAGTCTGCTACGTCTTGTATAGTGTCCAACACATGACCATAAGGTATAGTCTGTGTCAGCTCTTGATATACTGAATACTCTTTGATGACAATCGATCCTTCCACAGATACTGGGGTTACAGTTGTTGTCTTTACTGGGTAGTTGAAGTTGAAATAAGGTTTCACTGTGCTGTACCCTAACACCTTGTATCCTCCTAACACTGTCGATCCATCCTGGCTGATGTCTGTGTTCTTTTCTATAAGCACACCCGAATATTGGAAACTTTCAACAGGATTAGAGGTCCTGAACATGATCTTGTAATTCTCGTCTGGAATGAATTTAGAGCCCGATGTTGAGCCAGGTGACACACTGTCTGTCAATACCTTGATATTATCTTTGTCTGTGAATCCTCCAAGTTTGTAGGCCAGTTGCACAGCAAGATTCTTTTTCTTGTTGTAGTAAAATGTCTCGAGATCAAGATTCCTTGCAACTAGATGATTGACTATTAACGGTTGATATCCTGCTGTCTGATACCTCGTGACTACCCCTGTTGCATTGTTAGTCTCTGTTTCTAGATGGTATTTGGCTGTTGCCAACGAGGTCCTGACGCCTGTGTCTTTATCTATTTGATTTCCCGCTGTATTCGTTATTAATCTTGAAGGGTCAAAAAATACTGAGAAAAATTTTGCTGGCCTAGTAAGGGCGAGAGTCTTAATCACTGTGAAAGGATAAGAACTAGATCTTCGCCATGCCGTTTCCGCTGGACCTTGATCTCCAAACTTCCATGCGTTCCGTCTTCCGGGAATGTCGTAATTGCTAACCACTTGCGCCGCCAAAGGATCTAGCAAGTTTCCAGAAGCGTCAACCGGTAGGTGATCTCTGATAGATGGCTTGCCGTATCGCCCTGGTTCTGTTGCTATCGCATTCCATAGGACATCATTTCCCGACGTGTATGGTGCTTTACCGTAGGTGGATTCCCAATCTGTGGGTTTCTCCGAATGGCCAAACATCTCCCATGGCCTCACATGTGGTGCGTCTGTGTCATAGAAATATTTGTATATGCCTCTCCAGTGTCCTGGTAGGTTCTCATCAATCAGCCTGCCTTTAGATCTTGCATAGTTGTAGGTGAATGGTGATCCTTCTGAGAAAATGGTGTTGTTAATGTATTGAACGCTGTTACGTCCCGCCCACTGATAGAAGTCTGGTCCCATCACGTGGTCTATCTCATGCAGGCTGTATTCAGTTGAAGTAAAAGCACTAGGTAAAACATCATGTATGTCCAGCAACGTTGAATCATACGTAACTTTGATGTTGTTGTAGATCCTTTTTTCCAGTTCTAATATTAATTCGTCTCTTTCGTCACCATACCCTTTGATAATAGATCCGTCATGCTTCCTGATGACCGCCGTGTCAGTCAAATAAGTTGTGTCTGTAAATGTTTCAGGCGTGAATTTTGGATACATTCCAAGTTTTGTTGGAGATGGTGGTAGGTAACTGCCTGTCGTGTCTGCGTAGTCCTTTATCACAATCTTGTCACCTTCTGACAATGTCTTGCTGACAGTGATACTGTCGTCTTTTGTGCTGAACGTGTAGTCTGCTCCTAAGATCAATTGAATGCCATTTAGGTAGACGTACACTGCCCTGTTACTCAATGTTGTGATATCATGTTGTGAGTCAAGTGCATATTCTGTCTGTGATGATCCAAGAACTGTGTAGTTCCTAGTTGATACGTTCTGTCCCCACCCAATCATGTCCTCGTAATAGAAAGGGAACGTGCTTTTCCTGCCTGGTGTGATCGCGGCAATGATCTCGTCAACCCTGTCCGCGGCTACGCCTTCGTACGCTTTGCCTGTGGCGTGTGTAAGGAATGCATTGTACCATTTCTCGTACTCCTGACTGGCATAATCAGTCGCATTCACAAAGTTGGCATCTTGGTCTATGAGTCCAAACATAGCAGGGGGCAATGTCCCTTCATGCTGGTGTATGCTACCACCCTTCAGTCTCGCATCTGGCTTATCTCGTAGATTTGATACTCCGGGTATTGCACCTGTCAGGTCTTGGTTCCTATCAAATATGTCCTTTACATGATCAAACACTTGTCCTAATGTAAACGTGCCCAACTGCTGGTTAAGACTGTTCGTAGCCAGATTTTCAGGCACCTCGTAAATTCCTTTGTCGGCAACTTTGTCCGCACTGCTGTATCCTGCTATCCTGATGCGATCATCGACATCAAGTTTTTTTGTAAATTTAATAAATTTGTTTTTTGTCCCTGTTTCGATTGTGTAGTCAGTTGCAAGTGTTTTCCTTGACCCATTGACCGATACGGATACTTCAAGATCTGTGAGGTCCGCAGAATCCTTAAAGAAATCTATCGGAAATAATGTTCTCTCAGTTGAATCTGCTATAAATGTACGTACCACACGCTGTTTGCTATCATTGGTCCTCTTTATCCAGGCACTACGTGAGTTGTGTGCGTTTCTGCTCGTGGTGTAATGCAGATGTCCTTCTGCTAGATTTTTGGTCACTGTCTGTGAACCGCTCAGGTAAGTGAACGTGCCTGACGTGTGATCCGAATCAAATACTATGTCTCCAGCGTTGTTGATTGTGCTATATTTGACCTTGATTCCTAACACGGTGTCTGTGGTCGCTGTGTCTGACGTTGCAAAAGCGAAGACCTTTGCTCCCGCGAAAGTTGTATTTGGATACTTGGTTGTGTCATCGAAGGATGTGTGATCGTTGTCCCACATGCCAAACAATGGTTGTTGGTTGACTCCTGTCTTCTGTTGTGCCTCTATGAAAGTTTCTGATGTGCCATCATACCTGAATGTCTTGCCTTGGTTCACTGTGCCAAATTCTATGAATATGGAATCGTTGTCCACTGGTTTGGTGTCAGAAGCCTCCGTCAAGTTTATTACCTGTACTGAACCTGCTGTGACAAAGTTTACATCATATATCTTGTTCTTGACTAATTTATCCGTGTCTGCCGCGAACACAATCCTCATGCCATCCGCTAGTGCCAATCCGTCAACAATGTACCCTGTTTGCTTGGCCACGTTGCTGAATGCGTCAGTCGTGACTGTGTCATACAATGTGACAGATCTTTTTGCCACCGTCCCGTAATTGTATAATGCCAAACCGGAATCAAATTCTATGATCGGTCTCTTGGCCCTGTCACCCTCGTTGAGGACAGGAGTGAATCCGCTAGCTCTAGCAGTCTCCTCTATCACAGACCTATGAAACCATCTGTTGTATCTCGACCATGCATTTTGGTCCAATGAATCTCTTTTGATTGTGATGTAATCTGTTGTTTCAGGTGTGTAGAACGCCTTGGCGTATGGTCTTGTGTCGTATCCTACTGTATCGTAGAGTACTGTGGATTCGGTTGCATAACTGGCTGGCGTGATTAAATCCTCCACATCTGTCAGCGTTATTGCATCGCCGACGCCTTCCACATAGTATTCCTTGTCTTGGTATGATGAAGCAACCAATGATTTTGTAAATTTTATCTTCATACCGTTGGATAAATCTAGAGTCCTCAGGCTGTAGTTTTTGACGCCAATAATGTCATCTTCAACATCAATAGCGGTTGTGGCAGAGGCAGTTTTAATTTGTAATATGCCGTACATGGCGTTATGCTTACCGCACTGGTAATATAAAGTGTTTGGTGCACTTGTTGGTACCGTGAATGTTACTGTTCCGTATTGGGCGCCATTGTTTGTGACACCGGTGTCATAGATTACTGACGTAGAACCATCAGACGCTATACCCGATGGATAAGGCTCAGTCATAATATAGAATGGATGGCCTGATGCATTTACAGTGAATTTGTATGTGTTACCCCTGTAAAGTGTAAGTTTTGGATTGTTTTCATTTTCCCTGTGAGTGAAGTTGTAGGCACCTTTTGCCAAGTTTGCCACGGAGTATTCTGCAACTGCACTGGGTCCAACGGAATCTATTTCTATTGTGGCAGGTCCGTTTGGTATCCAGTAGTATTCCCTGTAGTTCACTAACTTGTCATAGTCAATGGCTGGATTCCAACTGTACACAGTCTCCTTGTTGAGCCTATCGTGATTGTTGGTGTGGCCACCAAGGTACTTGATCTGGTTGATGTAGTCATCATAGGTGGCCGCAAACTTGACCTGGTCTTCTGGGTTGACTGACGTGGTATCTCTGTCTGAGTATGTGACCGCAGGCTCCAATTGATAGGCAAATCTATCTCTGCTGGTTGCACCTATGTAACTGTCGGTTACTTCTCTTGTCGTTGCATCCTGTCTTCCTATGAAACCATCAAGCCTCTCCAGTGCACCTTTCTGAACCAAAGGATCCATTGTGCTTGAAAGGAATTTCTGGTTTGCATCTGTCCTGTAGAATGCAGGAAGGTGTTGTACCGTACGTCTGTACTCGTTGTTACCTTGTTTTACAACTTCGTTATTACTTAATGCGTTAATTTCTCTGTCAGCCATTAGTATCCTGCTCCACTACTGCCGGAACTTGATCCGGAACCTGATGTAGTAGAGCCTGACACTGCTGATCCTGATGTGTTGTTGGTCGTGGTAGTTGATGTCGATGTGACCACAGTACCTGAAGCCGCTAATTGATTGGCTCCCAGTGCTGTTATTATTGACACATCATCAACGGTGGCCCCACTGATGAAAATCTCGTCTGCCGCTAAGTTTATCTGGAACAGAGACCCAAATGTCTGTCCTGATTGGTTGGGCACAATCACAACAGTAAGTAAATCTGGAGCAAGTTGATTGTGTATGAAAGCGGCTAGTTCTGTAAAATAAAAAGGATCTCCAAAATCCCAGTTGTCCAGTGCGAAGAAATCATTGATTGAAGAGATGATTCTGGTCTTTATGACTGCGTCTGAAACATTGGTCTTGGAATTTTTTACAACCTTGAATGTCGCCTGAAGTTGTTCTTCGGCGTCTGTACCAAAAAGTATCTTGTATTTGACAGGATGGTATACGACTTGATCTGATAAAGATTTAAGAGGGTTGAGGATGCCTGAGTAACTGATCCGCAACTGATCTTGTGTGGAAGGTGCCGGCTTAGTTCCACCGTCTTGCAACCATATCCTGTACAGGTTGTCATATGTCCTCTCCAATAGGTACACGTCAATTATGTTAGAGACACTGGGGTCTATCCTGGTCTCTTGTCCTGCATGATGTTTGTATTGGAAAAATATAGAACTTCTGCCTCTTCTTGCCCTGTAGTCAGTGGAGGTTGTTAGTGTTTTTGTGGTCGAACTGTAGGACTTGATAACATCCTCATCACTGTCATAGAAATAAAATAATTGTCCGTCTGTGTATGATGTTGTGGAAAGATCGATGTCTGTCTCATTTTTTGTCACTACAAAATTACTTGCCGCGTATGGTCTGAATCTCTCTATGTTATCGTATGAGATGTACTTTTCCGAATAAACAAATTTAGTTGATTCCGATGTGGTGGGTTCGACGAATATATCGAATAGTTCCGGATTGTCCACTACACCATCATCGTCGTCATCGTGGAATCCAACCTTGACTTTCCTGTTGTCATTGAACCCGTCAATTTCCGTTACAACATCTACCACTTGCCACGTGATAGGATAGCCCACGCTGTTGCCTGTTGACACGATGCTGTTGGTCTTCAAAATCTTTACTGTGTCCTTGACACTCTTGCCAGTGGTGTAATCGTATATCTTTTCTTTTACATCATAGTGAAATTTGTTCTGCGACTCCGATTCAAAGAAATAATCTAATTTCCTGTATTGTACAGTGTATGTGTTTCCGTCGTTAGTGAACTTGAACCACCAACTGGCGTCTGCGTTTGTTCCTGCAGTTGATCCTTTGTTATCAAGACTGAACACTGTGCTGGTGCTTAGGTTTGTTGATGTGATAACTTTCCATGTCTCTGAATCTACATCATACCTGAGTCCGAAATTCTCGTAGGCCTCTATCCTGTCTATAAGATCAGTTTCCAGTGTTGATGAGAATGCTGTGGTGAATTTTGGTATGATTGCGTTGATAACACTGCCGTCGGGCACTATATTATTGAGTGTGACAGGTCCCACTCCCGACTCGAGATTACCTGTGCCGCCGTTGGCTCCATCTAGCACCACTGAACTTATTTTTGCCCATTGCCTATCTTCGGCGTTATCAGTGGTTGATGTTACTAGCACTCCGTTTAAAAATTTTCTTGTGTCAGGTGAAGTGAATTTAATCAACGCACCTGGTTTTGCAAACTTCATTTTGGAAGTGGCTGAATCACCTATGACCAATGCGCCACCTGAAGTGAAGAATCCCGTGTTTGTATTCGTGGACGTGGTCGTGGAGTTCCATGTTGCGGAAAGTGTGCTGGCGTCCTTGGTGCCATACTTCAGATAGTAGAACTGTCTGGCGTAGGCTTCTTTCAATTTTGCTTCAACCGATGAGTCGATCGTAGACTGGATCTCGTTCCTGTTGTTGAATGTGAACGTGAACTGCTGTGTGGACTCCTCCCTGTACAGTATTCCGTCCTCAGCGAACACGGTGACGTTGGAGTATGCACCCGTTGGATCAAGAATCTCCTTGGCCCTCGATATGCCTGATGCTGACCTGTTGACCGATCTCACCTTGACAATTTCCTGAGATGCACTCAAAGGAACCACTTGATAGTCCTCTGCCGTGATCATCCTATTCTGACTATAGTAAACCTGTCCCGCTTTCTCTTTTATAGAATCATTTGTTTCTGCGGCCGCGGCATTGTACACCGATGACTTCAAACTTAATGTCATACCAAGTGACTGTTGTGCTCCGTTGGCATCTGTGTAAGGCACGTTTAAAGTTATGGCCTGCATGTCTGACGGTTGAATAGCGTACTTGGCATTGTCACTGGTCCTGTAGTATGTTCTGAAATTTCCCAATGGTATTGTAGAGAAGTTCCCGTCTCCAAACACAAGATCGATTGCGTCGTCAGTTTTGGTGACAATATTGTAAGAATTCCTATCTGTTTTTGACAACGAATTGTATATTGCATTATTTCCTGACAATGAAGGCACAGGAGTCCAAGATTCAGACAACTGTCCGAATTGATCTAATTTATAGAGCCAAACATCGGTGTCGTTGATGTTTTTTGTTTCAAAACTTTTGACATAATTTGTGGTTGCTGTTTCGACTGAGAATTCCTGGGGTGCCAACGTACCCTGTTTGAACAGGAAGAAGAATCCTGTGTTGTTTGAACTGTCTCCTGATCCGTCTGATCTGTAGGTGTAGGTCAGTCCTGATCCAGGTACAGGGGCGGCTTCATAAATGCTTTCAGATTTGTTAATTGAGCTAGGCACAATTTCAAATGATCTTGTCGTTCCTCCAATCGACTTTTGGAATTTGAATATAGGTAGATCCAATTGGTTTGAACTAATAGTGTAAACTTCAGTGGTGATACCGCCGATTGAACCCGCTTCTCTTGGGTTTCCAAACAGTTGTCCTGGTTGGTTGGCCGCGTTTAAGATTGTAGTAAACTGCTCTCTGTAGTTTGAGTTGGCCGAATCATTCCAGATTATATTTTCGTTTGCTAGGTTTGTTCCTGTACTATCCCTGACATCCTGCGTAGTGGTAATAGAATCTACCTTCAGCATACCGGTGGCAGGTTTGTTTCTCTTGGCGTTGTAGTTGATCAACCTTGCTAGCCTAAGAATTGAATTCCTTCTCTCTGCTGTTTCAAGGAAGTTCTCCCTTGCATTCAAATCGACCCTGAACGATAGTGCCTGTGATATGTATGCGATAAGATCTATCAGTCCAACGTACTCAGAACTCTCCACAAAGTCATTGAAATCGTCTGGGTAGTTCTCTCGCAGATATGCCACCATTGTCCTTCTCAGGGTCTCGAAATCGTATGATTTGAAATCCGCCTGCTGGAAGGCCTGGTAGATCTTTCTCCAATCTTCCGCTACTAATAATCTGTTCTGTCTATCTGTTGTGGCCATTGTAATTACAATGGTATTTATGTGTTAGGAAATGTGCGTACTTTAAGATAGACGCATTAGTGAGTTTTCGTCGAAATTGAATTTCAGTTTCTCCGTGATATTCAGTGGCACATACGTTATTGAGGCCTGTATGGCTATGCCCTTGTCCGCTTCGGTTACTAGTATTTCCGATGTTGAGATACGTGGATCTGCGTTGAGATTTGCGGTGATGTCTTCAACAACAGCGGCTTTGAGGTCTTCAGTGAATGGTTCGAATATGGCGTCGTATATGATGGTTCCGAACTCTGGATTCTCAACCCTTTCGCCCTTACGCACTGATAGTCTGTTGATCAGATCCTGCTTGGCAACTTCAAAGTCGTACAGTTTGAAGTTCTTCTTGTCAGCACGTGAACTGAAACCCTTGAAGGTCACTGACTTGTTTGAAAGGCCTGCGCCTCCCGAACCTGACCCTGAACCACCATATGCCATTAATGTAATCTCCTAAATTCAACATCTACTTTACCATAATCTACGGCATAGTAGCCTGTGTCTGTCATTGTTCTCGCCCATGGAACCTCCTGTGCCATCACGCCCTCGTATGTTCCGTCGGTATGCTTGTATTTAAACGAATATATGTTGATGCCCGCGGGTGACTTGCCAATTAATCTTATGTCTTCCTTGAGTCTTGCATCACTGAATTTGAAACCGGAGAAGGCACTTTTTATTGAACTACCCAACTGGCCTAACTTGACTCCAAGGTTTGTCCCTACGTTCTGTAGGAAATTCTGCCCGGACAACTGGGCATCAAAGGCGTTGAACAGTCCTACCTTGGTTGCCAGACTTTTAATCTGTGTCATACCCACTATATTTCCGCCAATCACGCTCTGGTAGTTTTGTGTTATGCTTGATAGGTTGGCTATGGTTGCAGGAATGTTGCCTGCGGAAAGATTTCCTTTGAGTCCCTTGACAGCATTCAGACTGCTGTTGGCCAGGTCGAAGCCACCACCTATTCCTTCGAAGGTATCTTTGCCAAGTGTGAACAGTTCACCCGCACTGTTGACGAACACGTTGTCCTTGAACAGTTCCTTGCTTACTCCTGTGAAATTATCTATCACCTGTGAAGTGACACTGTTGGTTAGATCTTTGATATCTGTGTTGACGTTGAATCCTTTAAATTTACTGGAAATGCTGTCCTTGATGTCGAACGGCAGATTTACTTTGTCAGCGATTCCGTAGAACTCGTCGTACCCCGATACATAATCAGT